CCATTATGGTGGCAATGGCGGAAGGAAATCAATTTCAAGACCAACTGCGCAAATACAATGATGCAATCAATGAAGCTGACGTTACATTCCGATACCTTAATGGTTCGGACATCTACTTGAAGCAAATTCAAACGATTCGTGCAGACATCTCCAAAGCAGAAAAAAACTTGGGTGTTAAAATACCCGAACCTTTCAATCTTAATAAAGCCGAGCAGACCATTAAAGAAGCAATTGATGCTGCTGCAAAGCTTAAAGGTATCTTGAGTCGTTTTAAGCCGATTAAGATTTAACATATTTGCTTTAGCAATTCGTAAGAGTGATAAAACAGTTAAGGGGGCGTAAGCCCCTTTTCTATTTTCAAACAAATCGGAATTAAAAGGTTATTTACTTAAGATGCATATCCTTCAAGTATCAGCTTCACCTCAAACCATTACGGTCATCCCTCGTGAGTTCGTTTACTCATCAGAGGACTTGGACTTATACTTCGAGCGTGTGTTGTTTGATGGTGGCACTTTAGAGGCCACAGGATGCGTTACAAGCGCAGTTAACGACCTTGATGGTGTTACGCTATATTTGATTGATGAAAGCACCAACACAGAGCAAGAAATCAATCCTACAATAACAGAGGGTAATGGCTTTATGGAACTGACGGCAGTCTATACATTAGTCAACAACCGATTCTACGGCCTCAAATTAATATACGATGGTGACCTTATCTACCGAGATAGGGTATTCGTAACTTCGCAAACAGATTTCGACAAATTTACGGTGAACCAAAACGTCTACACCGAAGAACAAAGCTACAATAATGAGTACATCATCATCTAAAGTCCACGTTGTGAACTTCAGTTCCTACACCACACCTGTTGTTAAAGAGGTGCAGGGTAAGGACTACGTTGAATACGGAGATAACAACGACTACTTCGGCTACCTAATTGACCGCTACAACGGCTCACCCACCAACAACGCTATCCTCAACTCTTTGATGGATATGACCTTTGGCAAGGGACTGGATGCATCGGACTCTGCCAAGAAGCCGAGCGAGTACGCAGCGATGCGTGGCTTGTTTACGAAAGCCTGCTTGCAGAAGGTTGTTGCTGACTATGTGATGATGGGGCAATGCTCTTTTCAGGTTGTGTACTCCCAAGACCACAACACCATTGTAGAGGTGCAGCACATCCCCGTAGAGACGTTGAGAGCTGCAAGGTGCAACGAAGACGGAGAGATTGAGGCGTACTACTACGCAAAGGATTGGACAGACGTAAAAGGCAGAAAAGAAACTGCGGTACGCATCCCTGCATTTGGCACGAGTAAGGAAGGATTAGAGATTCTATACATCAAGCCCTACCGAGCAGGATTCTACTACTACTCCCCAGTAGACTATCAAGGTGGCCTTCCCTATGCGGAACTTGAGGAGGAGATTGCCAACTACCACATCAACAACATCCAGAACGGCCTTTCGCCTTCTATGCTGATTAACTTCAACAACGGAGTACCGAGCGAGGAGGAGCGCAGAAGCATAGAGCAGCAGATTGCCACGAAGTTTAGCGGCAGTTCAAACTCTGGCAAGTTCATCCTTGCGTTCAACGATAACAAAGACCTCGCTGCAACGGTTGATCCTGTGCAGCTATCGGATGCTGCCGAGCAGTATCAATTCTTGAGTGCTGAAGCCACGCAGAAGATAATGGTTTCGCATCGTATCGTAAGCCCTATGCTTTTAGGTATCAAGGACAATTCAGGACTCGGCAACAACGCAGAGGAGCTGAAGACCGCTTCTACGCTTTTGGATAACCTTGTCATCCGACCCAAGCAGGAGATTATCATTGACGGCATAGATATGATTCTTGCGTACAACGACATCAGCCTAAACTTGTACTTCAAGACCCTTCAGCCTTTAGAGTTTACCGAAGACGTAGTTACGCCTATGGATTTAGAGACTCGTGAGGAGGAGACAGGCGTGAAACTTGCCAAGCAAGACAATCGCCCCTTCCTGCGTGATGAGCTTGCAGCAGAGTTGCTGCTAAACATTGAGAGTCTTGGCGAAAGCGAGGAGGAGTTGATGCAGGACTTTGACCTAATCACGGCTGACATCGTTGAGGATGAGGGAGCAGAATACGATGTAGAGGCATACCTCAACTCACGCACCGACCTTGCAGCGCAACAGGAGAGCGAGCAAGACACGGAGCGTTACAAGGTGCGCTACTTCTATGCGGTAGGAACTAAAAAAGACCCAAAGGGTGAAAGCCGTTTGCTATGCCGCACGTTGATAGGTGCCAAAAGGGTTTACCGCAAAGAGGATGTTGAGGCATTGAGTTCAAAAGGCGGAGCAGAAGCACAGGGTGAAAGGTATAGCGTATGGCTTTACAAGGGCGGTGCTAACTGCCACCATCGTTGGGAGCGTAGAATCTACCGCAAGAAGCTAACTAAAGAGGGCAAGATTTACGGAGGTGGCTCTTTGAACGGCACGGATATTATCAACGTAAACCAAGCCATTCGTATGGGATTCCGACCTGAGAAGAATGACCCGATGGTCGCTATCGCCCCTATTGAAACAGAGACAAGAGGATATAAAAACTAAGAAATGGCAACGGCATTATTCATCAAAAGAGAGGACTTGGTTCGCAACACCGCAATAGGCGGTAACGTGGACACGGACAAGTTTATCCAGTTCATCAAAATTGCACAGGAGATACACATCCAAAACTATACAGGAACGAAGCTCTACAACAAGATAAGCGATGACATCATTGCAGGAACTCTTGCCAACCCTTACTTGGCGTTGGTGAATGATTACTTGCAGCCGATGCTTATCCATTGGGCAATGGTGGAGTACTTGCCTTTTGCTGCATACACTATCGGCAACGGTGGGGTGTTTAAGCACAACTCGGAGAATAGCACTACCGCTGAAAAGATAGAGGTTGACTACCTTGTAGGCAAGGCTCGTGATTTAGCGCAGTACTACACCGATAGGTTCATCACCTATATGAGCTACAACCAAGCAACATTCCCTCAATACAATTCAAACAACAATGCAGATGTCTACCCCGACACCGATGCGAACTTCGCCTCGTGGGTTCTCTAAAAAGACCTACGAACCAAAGAAGAGCAATGTCATCAAGTTAAAGAGTTATTTAAAAGACAATGGCAAATAGTATTTCTTGGGGCATCATTTACTGCTCTACTTGGTTTGGGCAAGTGGATGAGACTACTTTGTCTATCCAGAATCAGTCAGCCCCTCCGTGCTTTGCTCCTGCTAATGAGATTGTAGAGCAGTTTGAGACTCGGGTGCTGAACGATGGAGGCACGTTTGAGGGCTTTGATTGCTTGACTGCTGCCTTGCAGGACTTGGGTGAGGACACCTACTATGATATTTTTGATACGTATATTCAGCGTATGACCGATGACGGAGCAACATTGGAGGGAGAGGACTGCTTAATTGACCAACTATTTATTTTGAATTGATATGAGTTTTTTTGATGACGCAAGTCTGGTAATGATTCCTTCGGGATACAAAGACCAAAAGGTTTACTCGGTTAAGCCGACCGATGGTACGGGCGACCTAACCTTCAGCCGTGCCTCAAGCGCTACCCGTGTGCAAAGTGACGGCCTAATTGAAAAGGTGCGTACGAATCTTGCTTTGTATAGCGAAGATTTAACGAATGGAGCGTATGTTGTTCAAAATGCAACCTTAACTGGTAATACTACTACTGCTCCTGACGGAACTACTACTGCCGACACTTACAACGAAGGCACTCTAACAACGGCACATCGCTTTTACCAGCAGTTTACCATAACGGCAAACCAAGATTATGGATTTAGTTTTTATGCTAAAAAGAATACGCTTGATATTATTCGTTTAGTTGTTAATGACTTGTATGAAAACTTCCGATGGTTTGGTGCGCAATTTGATTTAACCAATGGAACAATCACCGCAACTGCTACTGGTTCTACTGGTGGTGCAACCTACATTGGTGGTTCTATTACAAACGTAGGTAATGGTTGGTATCGTTGTTCAGTTAACGGAACAATAAACACTACGACTGCTGCGTGTTTTGTTCATTCAAGCACTTCTACCGCAATCACATCCTCAGATGACAGAGGCGGCATTTCATATACTGGCACAAGCAGAACGTACTTTGGATGGGGATTTCAATTTGAGACTGGTGTTACTACCGCATACATCGCCACCACCACCGCAGCGGTATCAGTTGGCCCCGTTAGCGGTTTACCCCGTTTGGATTATTTGGGGTCTACTTGCCCTCGCTTGTTGCTGGAGCCGCAGCGCACTAATTTGGTGACGTACTCGGAGCAGTTTGATAATGCGGCTTGGATTAAGACAGAGGTAACCGTTACGGCAAATAACACAACAAGTCCAGATGGCTACGTCAATGCCGATAAAGTAATACCAACCGCTACAAATAGTACCCACTATGTAGATAGAACTGGTATTGCGGTCAGTAGTAATGGACTTGCTTCCGTTTTTGTCAAAAAAGGAGAATATCAAAGATTTGGAATACGTTCATATTTTAGTGGTGGGTTTGCTATTTTTGATGTTAATACTGGAGTTATTATTAACGCAACTTCAGTAACTGCTAAAATTGAAAACTACGGAAACGGCTGGTACCGATGCTCAGTAAATGATACCGTTAATGCAAATTATGGTTATCAAATTTATGTACTGCAAAATACAAGCACGGGTTTAGACACATTTGCAGGCAATGGAACAGATGGTATTTTTGTCTACGGAGCGCAAGTTGAAGTCGGAGCCTACGCCACCTCGTACATCCCCACGCTTGGGGCATCAGTTACAAGGGTTGCGGAGTCAGCGGTAAAAGCTTCGGTTACATCTTTAATAGGCCAAACTGAGGGAACTATTTTTATGGATGCAGTAATTGATGCGTTCCCTACGGATAATTCATTTTTTGGAGTAGAAAAAACAGCCTCAAGTTTTGTAATTCGCTTTGGTTCTGGTGGCTCAAATGTCTACGCTCAAGTATATAACGGGACAACAAACTTATTTTTTGAGCCGACCGCTTACACGCTTGGTACAAGAGTTAAGCTTGCGTTTGCTTACAAGGCTGGGTCTTATGCATTCTACAAAAACGGAACTTTGGTTGCTACGGGGACTACCGCCACAACAATTCCCGCTTGTGATTCAATTATGACCAATAGCCTTTGGGGAAATACTGGAAATGGCAAGCACGGAATTTCTCAAGCCCTACTATTTACGACCCGTTTAACCAACGCCCAACTTGCCGAACTAACCGCATAATTCAAGACACGATGAAATTCTTAAAATACGAGTTCACGCCTACCCAATGGGCAACGGCTAAAGCAAAGATTGAGTTGACGGGCACCGACCCCGAAGGCGAAACCTATACCTACTACAACCCCGAATTAGTTACTGCGGTAGTGGAACTTGGGCATCTTTGCACCCAATGGGGAACGGATGCCGAAGGCAACCAAGTGTGTGAGGTAACGTCACCAAAGTACGCAGTTGACATCCTATGGACTGCGGAGCCTCTGGTTACGTCTTTTGCTGCTTATGTGGTATGGCCCGCCCCTTGCGGAGTTCATATCTTCGCAGGATGGGAATCAGCATACGAGTCAGAGTACTGCGTTGCTAACCCCGATGCAGCATACTGCCAGCCTCCAGTTCCTCCAGTAATTGAGTAACGATGACAAAGGAGAGTGCTGATAGCGTTATCACGTCTTGGTCTTTAACGGGAGCAGGACTTTTAGTAAGCTACGCCCATCAAGCGTTAGGTCTTTTGGTTCTGATAACCTCACTTGCGTACACTCTTTGGAAGTGGCGAAGGGACTATCTCAAACTCAAGAGCGATGCTAATTGAGCGTATCTTCAAGAACCCCAAGACCACCATCTTGGGGCTTCTTATTATAGCACTATGCT